GCTTCTAATTTTTCTTTGAGGGGTTTTGATATGAGCGGTGCGATAGCATCTGGCTCCATTTGGTTTTTCTCACAGTAATCTAGGATTGCATCCATATAACTTACACCACCCTGACTCACGATACCTTCAATAACCATAGCAAATTTCTTTGGTGTCATCACTGATATTTCTTCTAGATTCATAATCTTCCTTTCGTTGCGTGAGGGGGGCAACCGGCACCCCCCACACTTATTAAGCAGAGCACTCAAATGTACGCCGAGTGTTGCAACGCATCCCTCACCGTAGGGACACACGGGCGTATTAAGGCGCCACCCTATGCCTTCTTACTAATGTATTCGTAAAGTTCTGTTGCCTTTTCGATTACTTTAGTAGGATTATACATTTCTGGAGTATACTTGTCAAGAGTTTCCTTGATATCTTTTCCAGATTCTTTTGCTTGATCGATCATCTGATACATAAACTGTTCTTGTAGATTCAATTGTTGATCCATCATTTCTTTCGCCATCTTGAGTGTTTCAAGACGAATTTCAAAGGGGTTCTTGTTTGCCATCACTTTGCTGCCTTGGCGAATAGTTCGCCTGTTGCATTTGCAAGTGAACTGACTTGCTTAACCGTTTCTTTGGTAAACGTGGTTTGTGTTTCAATGAAGTCGAGCATTGGTTGGCTCATTGTCTCATCTTTAACCCAAGTGTTTACCCAAGATTTCTTTGCGTTTTGGATTGTATCAATCCACATGTTAGTCATGTATTCGTTACTTAAATTGAACATTTTTGTTCTCCTGTGTTGTGTGTGTGGTAGGTTATTCTGTTACTAGGAAACCTACCGAAACCCTATCAGATTATGCTGCTAGAGCAAAACCTTGAGGTGCAAAATTATCGTTTGCATTTAGTTTAATCGGCCAATAACGCAGCCATCCGACAGTTCTACTCGCATCTATTCCCATCAGTCGATCCTAGTTCGCCCCCATCAAATATACTCTAGAAAGTATAATTTCATTTTATACTCTACAGAGTATATTTGGTGGAGGCGATGGGTACTGCCCCCATGTCCTGTCTAAGCGTTGAATTGTATCAACAAACTGTACTTTATTTATACCACATGAACTCTTTATTGTCAATAATTAAAGTGGCGTTTCTTTTACTACAGGGCCCAGATTACCACCAGTTGAAACAATACACCCAACTTCATCATTCATTCTAAACACGAGTGTATAGTTGTATGTTGTTGGATTTGCAAATAAGTACATCTTATGTGGTGCCATTTGGAACTGTTTTACAATCATATTCATAGTAAATGAAAGTCCTTCTGAAGATAGAAATGGAATTTCATTGTGTTCATTTTTCATCTTTTCTTTGAGTTGCATGAAATCATAACAACTCAAATTAAGAATCATCGTTCCTTTTAGATCAGGGCCCTTTGGTGTCTCTTGTGCAATTGCAACATTAAGTGGCAACAACAGACTCAGAGACAGAACCAGTTTGCGTAGCATCTTCCTTCTCCCATTCGGAGACAAACTGTTCTATAGTCTCAACAAGTAGAGGCAGATATTCATGCTTCTCTTTAATAAACTCTTGAACTTGTCCATCTTCTGTTACAACAAGAATAACGATTTGGTTAATCTCAATTCCTGTTCGTTCTTCAAACATCTCTGCATATGCAGAGGCCTGAATGTAGTATGACTCGTTATACTCATCATTCCGTTCAGAACGAGAAGTCTTAAAGTCAATGATGGAAGGTACACCGTTATACTCGGCAATACAGTCAACTCTACCAGCAACCTTGTACTTGTCGCTCCACAATCCACACTCTTGTGCGAAAATATTATTTATATTGCTTTCAAGTACTGGTTTTAGTTGTGAGAACAAACACCAAGGCAGAAACTCACGATTGTCTTGAACCACCTCATTGTTGTTCAGAAAGTCCTCACACATTTGGTGAACTTTCGTACCACGGGTTGCGGCTGTTCGTGCAATGTAGTTTGCAACATCTTCCCCTACACGTTTACGCCACTCTGCAAGTCCTTCACGTTTACGAACATTCAGAACTGTTGTGATAGATGGATAGAGACCATCTGGCGTGACATAGAAACGCTTACGGTTTACGTTCTTGGTTTTTACTTCTGGGATATCTACTGGTTTGTGTTCAAACATAATCTTTTCCTCACATATTTAGCATAGTATATTCAATTTACAAGGTTAAGTCAAGAGATTTATCGTCCTTGCCCACGATACTTTTTGAAACTTTTTCTCTTGTGCTTGTTCATGGACGACCTCTTTACCATTGATGGGTTTCCACTACTTGAGGACTTCTTCACATTTGGTTCGTGAATGTAAGTCCCTATTGCCACTTTAGCCATTGCTATCTTCCTGTCCTGTTTTAATTTTACTGATAAGGTATTCTTTCACCATACCAGAACGAACAATGTCGCCAAGGTTAAATTCAATTGTAGAGAAGGAGGGCATTCCTCTAAGAATTTTCATAAAGTGTTGTAGTCCAGACTTCTCTGATGATTTCTGCAAATCAGTTTGGAAGAAGTCACCACAGAACATGATTTTTGAATCCTGTCCTACACGAGTGATGATTGTATCCAATTCGTGGAAGTTGAGGTTCTGAGCCTCATCCACAATAATGATTGCATTATCAAGTGTAATACCACGCAAGAATGAAGTTGTAAGGAACATCAATGAACCTTGATTCTTCAGTCTATCATAAAGAATGTTGAATGCCTGTTCATTGGGTTGTTCAAACATGAACTTCACCATGTTCTGATATGGAACTTGGAACAGTGCCGTCTTGTCCTCTTCATCGCCTGGCAAGAATCCAATCTCACGAGTTGGTACTGCACTACGAACAATGTATACACAATCGTATTTTGTTTCGTTTCTCAATACTTCTTGCAAAGCGAGATATAGAGTAATGAATGTCTTACCAGTTCCAGCTGCACCATAAAGAAAAAGGTTCTGTCCATTCTTGTAATCTTGGAAGGCCTTTCTCTGGTTGTCGGTTGCTGGGTTAACTGTAACTAGATTGTCAATTCTAATATCTTTTGCTTTTGCCATTTATTTTATCACCTTATGTTTTTTCAAAACTTCTCTAGTCTTAATTTCTTTACTGGATTTTTTACCATACCTTTCGGCAAATGGAGAGCCAGGATGTGCCTCTGCAATCCTAGACATATTCTCTTTCCATCCAGAATCATTTTTCATACCACCAGTACCACCAACAATAGATGGAGCTCCAGTAATCAGTTGTTTCATATGGGGGTTGTCTTTTACGAATTCATCTCTTTCAGATATTCGCATAGTCATTTCATAAACGTCACCAGTATTGGTATCTTCAAATGTATAGTTTGGCATAGTCAGTCCAGTATATGTCTCAATTCACTTATCTGTCTTTTGAGTTTGCTATTCTCTTCAGATAATTCCTTTATCCTATTTATGAGTTTATAATAATCTTTAGTTAGTTGTGCCATGTCATTTTGCATAGCATCAAGTCTGCCAGATGTTGCTAGTAACTCTCTACGATACAACTCATTACCAGAGGGGTCTAAACTTAGCCCACTATTTTTTCTGTTTACTGCATCCCATTCTTCTGGAGTCGCATCATCTATACTTTTTCGTGTTGTCCAATCGCCCACTGGGCCATTGTTTTCACCATAGTTTCCGTATTCGTCAAAACCCTTCTCTTTCATCTTGGCATCCTCTTGTCGATTTTTCCACAACATCCAATCCCAATATCTTTCTGGTTCTTTGTCTATCATGCCATTACATACCATTCTGGTGCAGGCCTACCATTAACCTTACCCTTCCACGTTGCAAGATGTTGTTTATACTTTATATAGTAATCACGATATGCTGTAACTGAACAAGAGTTCTTTACATCATCAGGCATAGCTGGTGTTGGTTGTGTCTTATACCCTACTGGAATGTTCTTAGGAAGTGGACGTAGAAGTTCTGTGTAACCTCTACATGCGTGTTCCTTGCCATAACGATATGCATATTCATCAAGTAACGCTTGCCACAACTCAAACAACCAAGTGTAGTTGTTGTTACTAGAACGAACCCACAGATTTGATGGGTGGGTGATATGGGAAGCTTTCATCAGTCCCTCTTCCATAACAGGATCATCCATTCGCCACCGTTTGATTTTACGATTGTTCTTTGTGCGTCCATAGTACATTGTACCGTCTAAGATACGATGTGCAGTCGATAGAAGTTGTGGATATTCGATAACCATCTTACGAACATGGCTGTCGTTGTGCATCTTTACACATTCATCAATGTTGTTACTCAGATAGAATATATTCATCAGTCCCACCTATAGAAGATATGATCTTCAATCTCAATTGTTTTTGTTTTTGTCTCTGCCCATGCGGGCCGAACATAATCAGCGTGATAGTGCGTTGCACCTTCAGTGATATCCATAATACTCATTGTACCACTAATAACCAATTCACTCAAGAGTAAAATCTCTTCAAATGTATCTTTATTTTTGATTTCATCACTTTTACCATCACAGTACCAACTGAACTGGCACTTATGACGAATTGGTATCATCTCACCAGTACCCTTCCAACTAGGTCGTGTGGGGCCTTCATAGACTACACCACACACAGTGTTAGGGAATCGTTCATCATTTACACGATTGATAGTTACAGACATAACCGCCAGCTGTCCAGCGGCAGGCTGGTTTCGTGCTTCAAAGTATACGTTCTGTGCAAGACAGTATGCTTCTTGTTGAAAGAATGCATCACGCTCACCTTTTGTGAGTTCATCTGCATTTGCAACTGGCATCAATACCAATGCCGATGTCAATAGTTCTCTAATCAAAATGGAATCCGATCTTCTGTTAATGAAAGTTCTGCTCGATATTCCATCTCTGCTTGACGCATATCGTACTCAGGGCCACGCAAGACTTCTTCTGCATATTCCCCAAATGAAATACCAAACCGTTGTTTTGCTTTCGCAACAATTACAGGAACAGTCTCAGTCATCTGCCCAGTTTCATCATAGAAACCATAGACAAACTCTTCAACATCCATCATCATATCTTTAACTGCTCCCATTATGCAATCTCCTCAAAACCAACCATACCAACACGATACTTAGTAGTACCGAACAACATTTGGTCACCAACTGATGTAGAACGTAAACCAAACTCAACTCCATCCTCTACAGGAAGAGGAGCCATGACAGTTACATCTTCTGAGAAATCTTCATTCTCAATAACCTCTCCATTGAATTCAAAGACTTGAGGTTTACTCCAAGAACCCATGATGTTATTGGTACGTTTGTAAGCATATTCAAGTGCCATATCTGCACTGAACTCATCTGGTACATTTACAAATGCAACAGTACGAGGGGTTTCTTCAAACGCTGTGTGAATTACTGCAACTTGTTTCATAATCTATATCCTCTTTTTGATTCTCAACATAGCTAATATAACCTCTTGTCAAGAGGTTGTCAATACCTTTTACAAAATATCTTCATCCCACATTATCATTGCTAGTTTATCTTGTAAACGGTAGGCTTCTTTCTCCCAAGGCAAGTCATAGTAATCAGTACCCTCTTTGACTTTACCCTTTTTCCAACGGATACCATCACCGTCCATCTCATTACGAGCGTACTGTTTAACGTGAACCATCTCGTGGCACACAGTGGTAATGAAATCACGCAAGGTAAGTTGGTTACTGATCTCTAGTGTAAAATGACGGTTTGTATCTTCCATCATACACCAACCAGCAACGTCACCTTTAAGTTTCTTGATTTGAACTTCAATCTCAAAAGTTCGTATACGAGGCATCATTTCCTTTATCATACGCATGACTGTCTTTTCAGCAACGTCACGCTGGAACTTATTGCCACCAATCACTTCAATGTAGTTCATAGAACCTCTCCGAATCAACTATACTTATAGTATAGATGTTTTCACAACAAAAGTCAAGAGATTTTTACAAAAAAAACCCTTGAAAAATCAAGGGCTTATGAAAAAATTTAAGTATGGTGGGAACAACTAGTCCGTTATGAGAGAGAGTTGAGAGAGAGGTCGTTGCCCCCACCATTCTTTTATAATACCACCAAGGTATTACAAAGTCAATAACTTTTAATCAAAAAGTTTTGCAAAAGTAGCAGGGCCTGCAACACCGTCTGCGACCAAACCGTTTGCTGACTGCCACTCTTTCAATGCACGTTCAGTGCCTGGGCCAAAGTCACCGTCTGCAC